TTACGGCTGGCTGTTGAGCCGTTTGCGGGCCTCCCGTTGTGAGGCCTGCAAATCAATGATTGGTTTGGGATAGGTACTGCCCAACGCAATTCCAGCGCTGGTCAGCACATCCTTGGGGGCCTCAAACGGCTTGTGCAGCCATTTGTTGGACAGGCCTGATAGTTCTGGCACCCAATGCCGGACATATTGTCCTTCGGCATCGAATTTTTCACCCTGCAAGATCGGATTGAACACCCGGAAATAGGGCGCAGCGTCCATGCCGCAGCCTGCCACCCACTGCCAGCTTCCCGGATTGCTGGCGATATCGCCGTCCACGAGCGTATCCCAGAACCATTCTTCACCCTTTCGCCAGTCGATGAGCAGATTCTTGGTGAGAAAAGATGCCACAAGCATTCGCACGCGATTGTGCATCCATCCCGTGGCCCAAAGCTGACGCATACCGGCATCGATGATGGGAAAGCCCGTCTGTCCGCGACGCCATGCTTCGAATGCAGCTCGATCATCGCGCCATGCGATGCCGGACAGTGTGTCACGCATATCGTGTCGACTGATGTCGCGGCGGTGATAGAGCTGGTGATAATTAAAATCGCGCCAGATCAGCTCTGACAGAAACTTTTCACCGCCAGCGCGTGCAGAGTGATGCTCGTCCATAAACGCCAGTGTGGCATACCACGCCTGACGCGCGCTGATTTCACCGAACCGCAAATGAGGTGAAAGTCTTGAAGTTCCGTCGATGCCGGGAACGTCGCGATCCTCGGTATAGGTCGAAAGCGTGCTCTCCAGAAAACGTGTCAGGCAGTCGCGCGCTGCGTCTTCTCCAATATTCCAAAGCCCATCGAACTTTTCCGCCCAGGCAGGAACGTTGGGCGCGTAGTGGGCTTCCTGTGTTGGTTTAACGTTCCATTGCCTGCGCGAAAGCGGGCGGGGAACGTTGTGGAGGCGCAACGCTTTGGCGAAAGGGGTGAAGACCTGATACGGCGTGTCGCTGGCCGTCTTGAGCTCCCAGGGCTCAAGAAGAAGATTGCCAGGAAATGAGGTTACACCGGTTCCACTCTCCTTGAGTTGTGACTTCAGTTTTGCATCGAGTTCACGTTCCGCCGGTGCGTAGCGACGGTTCCAGAACAGTTCGGTGACGGCCAGTTTCGCGATCAACTGAGGGAGGATATCCCTCGGATCACCGGTCTCGATGAGAAGTTTGATACCACGATCAGCCAGCTGTTTTCTTATCGCTTCAAGGCTCTGATCGAGCCACCACCGCGCCGCGCCGCCGGGCGCCCGAATCTCGGCAACGGTCTCATGAACGTAAACTGCTGTTATATGGCCGCCTGTTTCGGCGGCTGCATCCAGTGCGGGATTGTCGTTGATTCGAAGATCGTGTAGCGCGCAAAATCGCGTGGCAGCGGGCGCAAGATCGAGTGGCAACAGATTCACGATGTCAAAGAACCGAGTTTGAGGCTCGTTAAAGGCAGCTTGAAGAGACGATTAAGAGCCGCTGCTGATAATCACTTCCTTCACTGATTTTCCCTTCCCTCCCGAAACCGAATAGGTCAGCGCCACGTCCTCGATGTCGAATGCAGAGAAGATCGTGCGAATCTCTGGCACATCGTTGATCGACAGGATGAACCGCCCCTTGATGCGCGCCAGACGCTCGGCCATCACTTCATACTGGTCGCGGCTGAACATCGCCTTTCCGTAATAGTCCTCTGTCCCCCAATAAGGCGGATCGAGATAGAATAACGTTTCTGGCCGGTCGTAGCGATCAAGGAACACTTGCCAGTCGAGGTTTTCAATCACCACGGATGCAAGGCGCTCATGCACGTCCTGAAGAAGCGGTGCGAGTGTGGTCAGGTTGAAACGTGAGCCGCTATCCCGGTTCACACCAAATGAACGACTTGCGACCTTGCCGCCAAAGGTCAAGCGCTGGAGATAGAGGAAACGCGCTGCGCGCTCCAGATCGGTGAGCGTGGACGGATCGCTGGCCTTCAGGCGCTCAAACTCTTGGCGACTGGTAATCTGGAAACGCAGCGTGTCCATGAATTGCGGATAGTGCCGCTGAAGAATGCGAAACAGGTTCACCACGTCGCCTGAGCGGTCATTGATAAACTCGGCCCGTGGTGCCGAGGTACGCCTGAAGAACACACCACCCATGCCGACGAACGGCTCTGCATATATAGAGTGTGGCACCTTCGCTATCTGGTCGCAGATGCGCCGGGCAAGTTGCCGCTTCCCTCCAATATAGGCGGCAGGCGGCGAGACTGGATCAACGGCAGTGAAGTTCGATTGAAGGTTCATATATACGGATATCCAAGAATCAGTCACAAGCCGTTTGCCCGAAAGGGCCGGATGCGACGGTTATCTTGTGGTGCTGTCGGGCGGGTTGATCTTGCCGGAATGGCCCGCCGCCACGAATTGACGTGGCCGTCCCTACTTGCGCTTTGGCGCGGGCGGTTTTGTCGGAAAAGATACACCCGATCCGAGAACCACATCTTTGATCGCCACAACCGCAGAATTATCGATTTCTGTCGAAACCTTGCAGATCATCTCCGATTTCCGCTGCTGCTGAAACTCGATCTCGGATCGTGTGAGGATTTCGCGGTCGCGTAATGTCAGATCGCCAACCAGCTTCTGGCCTGTCAGATCGGGCCAGTATTCGCCAGCGCCAAGCTTCCAAAGATGGCGCATAGGCAGGCTGTTCACGACATGGCTGTTTGGCGGATAGACCTCGATCGCGACGGCATCCGACCCGAAATACTCGTTCTTCAGCGCCTGAAGTTCGTCCCATGTGATCGAGCCGTCATGTTCAACAGACATGAGGCCGCGCAGCTCATCCAGTAAAACACCAATAACGGCCGTCATGCCTGCACCTGTGCGGACGGCCAGACGATGGCTTCAACGATGGCGCGGGCGCTCGTCTCGTCCTCGGCGGCATCGATGTCGCGCTTGGCACCGAGGCGGATAGCTTCAATGGCCGCGCCGATCTGTTGCCACTGGGCGAAGGCGGCAAGAACGATGTCCGCGACCTCAGCCAGTGTTTCAGCAGTAATGCCAACTTCCGATGACAGGATCGGATAGTCTGTCGCCTTCGGATTGGTTGCGGTCTTGAACGCCTGTGCCTCCGCAACCTTCTGCTGATAGGTCATGGCCTGACCGTTGCCGGGCGTGATGTATTTCAGGCGCTCGGTTTCAGCCAATGCATCTATCTGTGCTTTCAGAGCGTCTTTGACAGCGCTGAGCGGCACCTCTACCGCCACCTGATAGATATAGGGTTTACCGCTATCATCTGCCCTTATTTGCGCGCCAGAAGTTTGCCCGTCCAACAAAGCCTGATACTCGTCGTGACTGATCTCGACTGCATCGGATGGCAACTGTGGGTGGACATCTGATGAGTAAAAGCCTTTTGAACTCGCTGAATAAAATATCGCGGTCATGATCAATATCCAAAAACGATGTAAGAGCCAGAAAGGCTAACATTTTGAGAGCGGCAGGCTACCAGAGCTGTACCTCCCGTTTTTGTAGTCGAGAGAAACCATGCCTGCTCTTGCAACCCAGTCCCGACAACATCCGTGCCGCACCCCGCTACACATTGGAAAATCGTGTTTGGGAATGCGATCGGCCACGTAATAGGTATGCTGCCACTCTCATACACGCCGCCAGCGTTGCCGGCGTTCGTATTACCTGTAAAGCCTCCCCATTGCATAATGACGCCTCCTTCCAGCTTTACGTAGCCAGATGAAGAGATCAGCTGATTGGATTTTTGTGAAAGAGAGACAGTGCGAAATCGCGTGCCGTCATAGATGACACTCACGATCTCTCCTAATGTTAAGTCACCCGCCGAAAGTGATGTTCCAACACGATCAACCACTTCTTTGGCACCAAGCCCGTTGATATTGAGTGTCACCGCACCTGTGTTCGTGGATGCAATTTTTATGTTTATCCTCAGGCCTGCCGTATAGGCGATCAACGCCGGGTTCAAAGTAGCAGTGATAATATTGGCCGTACCAGCTGCTTCAGCATAGTTCCATTTTCCAGACTGCGCATCGAGCGCAAGCTTTTCAATGTAAGTGCCGTCCACACGCTCGAACACGCGTCCGTCAGGAAGGCTTACGCCGTGACCGTCTGGCGGCGTGATGATATTCCATGCCGTCCCGTTCCATTCAGCCAGCTTCTGGGCATGACCGGCCCATGCACCTGTGGCACCTGCCGGAATGACATAGATGTCCCAAGCTGCCGGACTGGCAGGGGGTGCGGTCACGGTCATGGATTTGACCGGCACCCACGGCGTTAGAGAAAGCTGCGCGACTGGTACCTTACGGCTTTCCACCCATGTACGGCTCGCAAGCCATTCGACATAGACGCCATTGATGCGGATAAATACCTTGCCGTCCGGTAGGCCAATGCCATGGCCGTCTTTCGTCTCAACAATACGCCATGATGAGCCTGTCCACTCGGCCAGCTTCTGCTGATTGTTGGCCCATGCGCCTGTGGCACCTGCGGGGATAACGTAAGCATCTCCCAGCACAGCGTCATTCGGCGGCGCTGTTGTGGTCATTGAAATGACGGGCAGCCAGGCGGCACGGTTAGCAAATCCGGGGGCTACAATTCCCTGCAGTGCTTCCCATAGCTGTTGCTGATTTTCCGGGTCGAGTTCAAGGCCGGAATTCTCAATGACCGCACAGATTTCTTCCTGAATGTCATTCATGATTTTGCTTGTGAGTTCGGTACCGGCGATGCCCGCCGCCGCATTTTGCGATTTGAAGCCGCGACGGCCTCCGCCGATATCAATGTAATTTGCGCCGTTGACGCGATCCATGTCAGTTCTCCACGTATGAGAAAACAAGCTGAGTGTGCGCGGGCTTCAGGCGGCGAAGCTCACATTCGATATCGCTGATCTCGAAGCCGCCGAGCGGCTGGCCTGCCGTGTTGACACCCGCACGGAAAATCCATTCCGAGATAAGTTGCAGTTTCACCCGCCATGTGAACTGCTCGCCTTCGGCGATCAGCGGCTGACCAGCCTGCATCGCACCTGCGACGGACGGCCAGAATTCCTCGATCTCGATTGTGTGACCGAGGCTCGCGGCCATCTTGACGAAATAGGGAATGCTGGCTCCGCCCTTGGCGATCCAGCGTTGATGCGCGCGGCGTTGGCGCTGCTCAAGCGTCTGGTTGCCAAGATCGCGACCGCATGGATCGGGACCAAGAACCCGCTCGAAATCAGGCAGCAGCGCATTGGCCGTGCGTGGGTCGATTTCGTTCATCATGCTTTCGGCGTCGGCTTCTGCCTGAACAAGAACCTTAGCGATACTGTCAAGGATCGCATCGAGAACGCCTTCACGCTTTCCGAGCGCAAAGCCGCGTGGAAGCTTTCCGATGAGACTGGCGAGGATAGATGACTGCGGCCGGGTCATAGCGGGTCCTCAAAGGTGATTTCGCCTGGAAGCGGATATTGGTCGCGGTCCAATGTGAACGGTGCTGACGGCGAGATCAGATCGTGAGCGTATTCGCCCGAGGCGGCCGAGATCGCCTCGGAAATCCGGGACGGTTCGATACGCGCACCGATCGGACTTTCGTTCTGGTCGTCGTTTTCATCGCCGATTGTTGCGATGAATGCCGCATAGGCTTCCTGGACGGCGGCGCGTGTGGCAATCGTGTCCGGACGCACGCGGACCGTAATCGGGATTTCCCGCATTTCGGCAGGGACGATGACGACATAAGCTGTGACCGGGCGCACGCCGGAAGACGAACCGGGTGCGCCGAGATATGCCAGTTGCTCGGCCATTTCTGATTCAGTCGGCGCGCGCGCTGACGTATCATCTTTCATTGCTACGATGACGCCAACCGAGCCGCGCCCCACCCAATCGGTTTCCGTTTTCACAGCGCGAACGTCGAACTCTTCCCGCAGCCAGCTTGGATAGTCGAAGCCAGCGCCGCCATGGGGACGCTGCCGGATATAGGCCATGGTCGCGGCAGCAAGTTCCGTAGGGGTTTCAGCTTCAGCGCCACCAGCAAAGCCCCCATCCGCCACCGTGATGCGATTGATCTCCGGGAAGGCCGTTACAGTACGAAGCCGGATACCAGCCTCAAGATTACCAGATGGACCCGCGACAACAGCCTTTGCGGCGACGGTCGCGTTGCCGTTCGGCGAGATAACAGTCGTCGCGGTGGTCCGGTAAAGGGTGCCATCAGAACCGGCAATTTCAAGATCGGCTGGAAGCTGCGTTCCAGCAGCACCTTCTATCATGAGATTGCCCACCGCATATGTAGCCGGTCGTGCAACAATGCCCCAGATATCGGCGTGACGCTGGACGAACTCGTCTTCGGCGGTATCTACGAAGTATTGTCTACCCCACCATGCGACATGATCGTGGATCTCGCGCGCCTCCAGTGCGACGGCTCGGCCGATCATGGCGAGCGTGCCGCGAGCCGAACGAACAGCGCGGGAAATCGCCAGCGGATCGACCAGAGGCCGCACAACAGAAATGCTAAACTCCATGGCCGAGGCAATGCGTTCTGCGATGGTTTTTGCTGATGGAACGGGCCAAGGCATTACGCAGTCCTCCGGCCGGAAATAACGGTGTCATCGACCAGGATGCGCCAGCCGAGCATTTGCGGCGCAACCCATTCCGTCTCGATCTCGGCTGGAATGCCGGTATCGGAGGTCACCCATTCAAGGCTTTCGGCAAGCCAGCTCTGGTAAAGAAGGCGGGTGGTTTCGGTTTCCTTGGCGCGATCAAGCAACCAGCAGCGCGAACCGATACGCTCACCATATGGATCGAGCGCGTCGGCAGCAGCACCGCGCCGGACATCGACGCCGGAACCTGTCAGGAATTGCGAGCGGCCTTCCGGCAGCGGATCATCAGGATTGGCACGGCGATCAAGGCCGACAGAAAGAAGAACCGGCGTGATCGGGGTTTCATCAATGATGAGATCGCCATCCGCGCCGATCTCCAGATCAGCGCGGCGGGTTTCCGGGTCATAGATGAGTGCCACATCGTAAAACATGCCCCGGTTCTATCGCGCGCGCGCGAAAACGATCATGCCCGCCGAGGCGGGCACGAAACAGATTATCCTTGCGGAACGCCGGTGGTACTGTTTCCGGGAGAGACACCGATATGAACATGGGTTGAGCCGATGTTCTTGCCGTCATGGGTGACGGTCCCGCCCTCGATGTCAACACCTCCAGCTGAGATCGTCACGGTTACGCCCTCAACTTCAATCACTGTTGCCGCTCCGGCTTTTATGCTGATGGTGCCGTCCGAGCCAACGAGAATACCGTCACCGTGCTGATTATAAAGTGCTGCTTCACCCGGCTTCAGCCCACCCATGCGCGCCGATGGATTGCCAACCGGCAGGATTACGATGTCATCCTCGTTGCCACCAATGGCGACGGCGAGTGCAAGTGCGCCGTCTTCCGGTGCCGAGGTTGCCAGTCCGTAGGGCTGCATGATCTCGACCTTGTCGCGCCAGATGCCAGGAGCAACTTCCACGGAAGCGGTCTGGGTCTCGCCATCGTCATTGATGTTCTTCAGAACGACGCGGCGAACGATACCGCGAACCTTGCTGGCAGTTTCATGATCCATGATTGACCTCACAATGCCGATGCGGTGCCGTCCAGCGGCCCGCCCGATCCCTTGCTCTTGCTCTTCTTGCCGCTCTTCTTGCGGCCCTTAACGTTCTTTCGACGGCCCTTTACAGGCTTGTTGTCGAAGGCTTCCGGCGACGTGACGGCGATTTCGGTTTCGCAGCCGCTATCCTCCTGCTGAAGGAACGTGACGCGGGATATCAGCATGTCGCGAAACACGTCCTGAAAGGAATCGGAGACCTCGACCATTTCGTTGACGCGCCACAGACGCCCGTTCGCCTTGTAACCATGAACGCGATAGGAGATTTCCTCACTCTCGCCGCGCTTGGTGCGCATACGCCAGTCGGCTTCATCCTTGCAGCCCTTGTCGTCGGCCTTGGAGCGGGCCAGATGGACGATCGGGCGATAGCGCCTGATTTCGTCGTCGGTCGCCTCGCCACTGGCGACAACGCCGCGCCGCTCGCGTTCGGTGGCTGAACCGTCGGTGGCTTCCCTGTCTTCCGGCTTTACCGGAGCGCTGCCGCCCATAAGCGGTGCAGCGCGGCCGTCACGAACCGTTGCTGCCTTTTCCGATTGCCCGCGAACAATAACCTTGGAATGGCGGTCCTTATGGGTGAACTGGCCCGAAGAGGCTTTCACGTTCCCCGGCAGCGAAAGTGCTGCCGGAGCGCGATTGGCTCCGGTCCGGGTGATGACGACACCGCCAACGCCATCCGACATGACCAGGGCATGGCGCTGGCGCGTACCCTTGTCGATTGCACTTAAGCCTGTTTCGGAAAGATCGATACCGTAGCGCGGGAATGCATCGCCAGTATCGATCTCGGAACGGACGGAAAGCCCGAACGGCTCTGCAATGCGTTTTACGGCTTCTTCCAGCTTCACATTGTTGAACTCGGACGGACCAGTCGGCGCGGCCGTGCTGTCGACCAGATCACCCGCCTTGTCCTTGCCGGATATCGAGACCATGGCGCGCTCTTTATCGATGTCGGGTGAAACGGTTTCGATATAGCCTTTCAGGACGAGCTGATCCTCGACATAAGCTTCCGCTTCCATACCGGGTTTCAGCTTGAAGACCGCATTCGCAGGTGATGCAAAATCGAAGGTGGACAACGCCCGGCTATAATCGCGCAGCTCGAAGCTGAAAGACCCGCTGAAATCCTTCAGGTCGCGGGTGATGTTGGCATTGGTCCACTGGTCGAATATCTGCCCGTTCACCTTCAGCCAGATCGAGCGCGCCATTATTCGGTCACCTCGACGCGGCCTGCCGGAATGCGGGCTGGATGGCGCGGCCGGTTGCGTTCGATGATGGAAAGATAGCCGTCCTCGATTGCGGACGGATCGTCACCATAAATATGATTGGCGATCTGGAAGGCATCTGTCGCACGGTCGGTTTCGATGATGCGCGATGCTGGCAAGCGCCCGATCGCTTCATTGATATCGGCAATCAGGCACAAGCGAACATCGCGGGTAGCGCGGATGGTGGCACTGGCCTCGGCAGCAAAATCGGAATCGGAAAGGCTGGATAGCAGATCGGTATAGGCGTCCAGTTGCCCAACCAGGCTGTCGCGCAGCGCGCTTGCTTCCGCCCGCGATCCAAACTCGACATAGGCCGCAAGCTGTCCAGCCTTGGCAAGCGCATCGCCTGCCGTTCCAGCCAACAGCACCGTGTCCGGACGCGAAACGGTGTCACCCGCAAGAACGATAAAAGCAGCACCGGCACTGGCGTTGATATCAAGCGCCTGACGTGCAGACAGGCCGGTGGAGGAGCTGGTTGCCTCTGCGGCCGGGGCAACGGCAGGCGTTCCGGCGAGATCGGGAACGAGATTGACGATCATGTCCGTCACCGAACTGGCGGCGCTGGACAAGACTTCAGGTGTGGCGGGCAAGGTTTGCGGCAGAGCAGCGGTGATCAGGGCAGAAGCCCGACCGGCGCTGGACTGCCAGTAGGAGACAACCTGCCGGGCGGTGCGCTGTGTTGCGTCGGTGCGAAGCCGGGACAGGGTTCGCCTCGATGTCGATGTCGTGAGAGACGCGGCAAGCGAGACAAGCGAAAGGGCGGAACCGATCAGTGCCGAGGCGGTGGATGCAAAGCCTGAAAACCCCATGCCATTATAGCGCTTGAAGGTGGCGCTGAAGCGGACGACGCGCAGCTCGTCGGCAGCGAAGGAAATTTCGGCCGTCTCTTCCATGATGACCTGCATCGGGCCAAGCCATGGATGGATGAGCGTTCCCGGTCCCGGCGTCTCGAATGCGGCCTTCAGGGCCTGTGCCTGGGCAATATAGGAATCGCTGACGATCAGCCCCTCGACCTGGACGGTTTGTGTCGCAAGGCCGAAATCGTCATACGCCGCCTGATCGATACCGGGAAACAGATGCTCGGCAACGCGACGCCCGACCTGTGTTGAGGTATCGGGCACGTGGAACGAAATGCCACGATATGAAGCTGGAAGCAGTCCTGGCAGAACGTCGCTGATGCTGTCGAAGATCATGATTGCCTCTATGCCCTGCCGATGACCCTACCACGATCGGTCGTAAGCCCGACATTCTTGTTGTCGGACGTAGCGCTTGCGAGCCTGCCCGGACCATCGACCTTGATGCGGATATCGCCACCCACATTGACCGACTGCGCCGGACCGGCAACAGCTGCAAGGCGTGTCGGCGTCGAGAGACTGGCGCGCTTTTCCGGTTCATTCGAGTTGGCGGGAGCCGATGGACGCAAGGTCGGCCCCTTCAGGTAATCGTCCATCGTGCTATCCCGACTGCCGTTCGAGGTGCTTCCGTTAGGAAGAGCTTGCCCCGGCTGGACCGTCGCACCGCTCCAGAGACTTTTTATTGCAGCTGCTAACGACTGAAGTTTTGCAAGAATAGTGTCGATGCCGCTCATAATCTTGTCTCTTACAACGTCAAATCCGCTGGACAGCATGTCCCATGCAAGGGCCGGTATCTGAATGGGTGTTGTCAGCAGGTTCCAGAGCTTTTCAACTCCTGTCGCAAGAAGATTGACAGCCTGACCGGCTGCGTCAGGAAATATGCTGATCCAGTTCGGCATTTGTTGTTTGCCCGCAGCCCAGTTCGCAAGCTCGGCCAGCCCCTTTGTGAGTGCAGAAATGCCCTGCCAGATTTTCTCTAGGCCGGTGAATTTCAGCAGTTCCAGCTTGCCAAGCCACTCGCCCATGGTGCGTGCAAAGCCGCTCATCTTGCTGGTGTCAAAACCGACAAGCTGCATCAGGTTGCTGGCAAGCGTACCGAGCGCACTGCCCAAATCCTTCAGGTTGTTCCAGGTATCGCCCATGTGGCCAAAGGTGCGTTTCAGGCTTTCGCCGATCGGCGCCAGCGATGGTTCGATGCCTTTGCCAATATCCTTCAGCGCGGTCCATGCGGTTTGAAGCCCGTTGAAGACGCCTTCAAGAACCTTCAAACTGCCAACCTTCAGACTGTCGAAATTGATGTTTGCGAAGATCGAGCGGGCACCGTTGGAAATCCGCGACCATGCTCGCGGTGCAGCATCCGCCACATAGTTCCATGCACGAACCGCGCCGTCCGACACACGCGACCAGACGCGGGAAAGATAAGGCTGCGCCTGTCCCCAGAGCCGCTTCGTGCCTTCCCATGCCTTGGAGGCGCGGTCCTTCAGACCATCCCAGAACTTCATAAGTTTTGGCGCGACCTTGTCCCAGTTCTTGGCGATCAGCACGCCAGCGCCAGCGAGCAGGCCGATGACAATGCCGAGCGGTGACAGGATAACGCCGATCAGAGCACCGATCGCGCCAAGTCCCGCACCGATAATCGGAAGGACAAGGCCGAGCGCCCCAAGCGCCGTGACCAGGAGAACAACGCCGCCAGCGCCGGTCAGCAGGGTTTTCATCCAGCCGCCTGTTGCCTGATCGATCTGCCGCACCCAGCGAATACCGGCGAGCAGCCAATCATTGATGGTCGGGAGCCATTCACCGAACGCAAAGCCGACCTCGCGAATGGACTGTGTGCCGATTTCGTTGAGGATCGTCAGCTGTCGGTTCATGCCCGCCATCTGCGTCTCGAAATCGGTGTCGATCGCTGCACCCGTCGCGGCGGCGACCTTCTCTTTGATATCCTTGTATTCCTGCACGTTCGCCATGAACGGCACGATGAAATCCAGCACCTGCTGATCGGAGAACAGCTCGGAAACCTTGCTGGCCGCGCCGATCGCTTCCAGCTGCTGCCGAACATAGGCAAGCGCCTCGGCACCCTTAAGGCCGTTCTTTTCTGCGGCCTTCATGTATTTGCCGATCTGCTCTTCGCCGACGCCGGTGAGCTTTCCGACCTTTTGCAGCATGGCTTCCAGCGGGTTGATGCCCTTGGATGCGGCGTCCAGCATGACCGCCTGAATATCGACGCCCATGCCCGCAAAGTTCTTGATGGTGCGCTCAGACAGCGCCTTCGACAGGAAGTTCGAAAGATTGTTCGCCGCGATCGACGGATCGGACGTGCCCTTCATAGCGATCTGAAGCGCCGAGCCAAGGAAGTTGACGGCCTCGCGACCCTTCACACCAAATTTGGCCACCTGCGAAGTCAGGCGCGGAAAATGCTGCGCCATGTCCTTCAACTCGAAGGAGCCTTCCTTACCGGCGATCACAAGCGCGCCCAGGCTGTCGCGCATCTGATCGGCGGGAAGCTTCAGGTTGTTGAGCATGGCGGTTCCAACGCCAGCCATGTCGGAAAATTCCGCATTCGCAGCTGTGGCGGCGCGCCCGATATCACCAATGGTGGCGTCGATCAGCTTCTGATCGACACCGGCAGCAATCATCTGGCCTGCACCGGCCGCGATCGTTTCCGACGCCTGACCGATGACAAGGGCCAGTTCTTCATACTCAACCTTGGCCTTGGCCGCGAAATCAAACGCGGCCTTGCCGGAGAGTTCGGCGGTGCCTGCAATATCGAGAAGCTGTTGCTGGAAGGCTGCGGCTTCCTGAACCGGCCCCATGAACGAAATAGCGGCAACCGCCGTACCGAGAACCCCGATACGGCGTGCAAAGCCGGTCAATTTCTGAAGGTTGCCTGTCAGGCGGCGCATCGGACTGGAGAGCTGATCGCGAAGTCTGACCAGAACATCGAGCGCCATTGATCTTGATGCCATGGTCTAGCCCTCTGCCTCTTTGATCCTGTTCCGATACGCCATGATGTTGTTCCACCAGAAGGTGGCGGTTGCCGCATCCATCATGTCGATTTCGGCGGCAGAGAAACCCGTTCCATCGGCGATCCCGCCGAGGATTACTTGCCAGTCTTCCGGCCACTCGCCAAAAAAGACGACAACACCTGCGCGGCTGCGGTGATGTCGGCCGCATCGAGCCTGTCATAAAGCACGTTCATGATGGCCTGGCTGATCCGCGTTGAACGCGAAAACGCGACGACGTTCATCGAATCTTCGGAGGTGGCAGAAATTGCCCGCTGATCAGCGCCAGTCAGACGATGGAAGGTAAGCTCGGAATACTTCTCCTCACGTACTTTCCCGCCCTTCTTGATCTCCAGTGTTCGAGGGTAAAGCAGCGGCAATGTGACCGAACCATTGTCATTCTGGATGGCATGATCCGGCAGGCGATCATTCGGATCGATATCCTCATCGACATCGGCGACCAAGCCAGCCTTGGTGGAAACAGGTCTGTCCAGGTCCACTACTGCGTCCGTGACCGGACGCTCTTCATCGGTGAGGTCGAGATCGACAACATTCTTAGCCATTAAAGCACCTCTTCAGGAGCGCCGCCCGCCCACTTGAGTTCAATCTTGCCGCCTTCGCCGCCGGTGATGTCCGGATGGTCGGTCAGGAAGGCGTCAGCGAAAATGAAGGTCTGGCCGGTATCGCAGACAACCTGCAATTCGCCTTCGCCCTCATCCCAGAGACTGCCGTAGCGCTGTCCCTTTTCGAGGTTCGTTGTCGCCGTGACTTCCGAAGCCTCGAACTCCTGGGCGCGACCGACCTTGCGGCCATAGGTGACGGCATTGTTCTTGATGCCGCCCACTTTAATCTTCGCGCCCTTTTCGACGGGGATGTTTCGGCCCCGCCAGACGATGTCCACTATGCCAAGTACCTGTGCCATGGTTCTCGTTCCTTACCTTTAGACCTGGAATTCCAGCGAACCGGCGAGCACCATCAGATTGCCGACGATGTTGATCTGCTGTCGGCTTTCGAGACGGTTCTTGTCACTGGACGAACGCTGGAAGGCGCTTTGCTTGATGGTAGCCTCGACGTTCTGTATCCAGACCAGATCGCCATAGCGGCGGCAGCGGCCCGCCCAGGAGGCGTGCATCCGGCGCGGCGTGACGACCGATGACCCGGGTTCTTCGTCATCGCCGACATTGGTCGCAAATGCCGCACTGTCGTCATCATCCGTGAGCTTGGCACGCGGATAGAGCAGCGAGACATAGGAGTTCCAGTCGTAACGGATGCGCGACAAGGTGGCGGGCACCATGATGTCGAGCCACGCCTCGTCATCGACGTTGAGGTTGGATTTCCGGTACGTGGTGATGAGACGCGAGATCGTGACCGAACCGTCCGAAAGGCTTTCGAAGGTCGAGACACCCCGGCGCAGAAGGAGATCGCGCTCCGTCTCGATGAATTGGTCGGCAGCACTTGGCGCTTCCACACCAGGCACAACAAGCGAGCGCAACTGGCGGGCAGGATCGTTGGCAAGGTGGAAGCTTGCAAGCCCCATGACTGCCGCCGATAACACCCACGAGCTGGTCGGAGAGCCATTCAGGCCCACTGCCGTCAGGAACGGACAGTTCGTCAGCTGGCCCCAGGTGCCAAGCTCGGCAAATGAGCCGCTCTTGCCGACATAACCATGCGCATCGAGCTTCGACATCGCGGTGAAGCGATTGGTCAGGAAGTCTGCAAACACGCCCATATTGGTCGGATCGCTGAACGGCTGCTGGATTGCCGTGTACCAGGTATTGGCGATCACATCGAGCGCAGGCGTCAGATCGGGATTGCCGGACCCGCCCGCCATCTTACCGATTGCAACGTTGAGGCCGGTTGGCAATGGTTGCGCCTCGATGTCGACGCGCAGATCGATATCGTTGCCAACTTCACCGCCATGGCGGCTGGTGACAGTGACCACACCGGCAGCGGCCGCAGCGGTGACCGGCAGGCTGGCGTTCTCGTTGATAGCTGCAGCCAGCGCTGCGGCAAGCTGTGCGACGGTGGCAGTGGACTGCGCGGAGAAACGCACCTGCTGCCCGGCAATCCTGAAGCGTAGGACAAGAGCCTGCGAGACTGCGCCGGTAAATGTGATGGTGCCGCTGGCCTTCACCGCATCTTCGTCGTCGGCGATCGCCATGACGAAGAGGCTTTGGGTCTTGTTGGCCTTACGGAATGCCTTCACCTGTTCGGCGCCGATCGAACCGATACCGAATAGCGCCTGACCTTCAGTGTCGCGAACGACTTCCGTGATGGTGCCGGGCTGCAAGGTGCCGGTGGCAAGCTTCAGGCCAATGATCAGGTTCTGCACCGGATAATCGAATATACCGAGATTGCGATAGTTCGGCTTGACCTCAAGATAGGTGCCGGGGGAGCGCCAGTCGGTCGGAATTTCGTCAAAAACGAAGTCAGCCATGATTATTTACCTCCGTTCCGGGCTTTGCCGGCCGTATCGTCGTTGGCGTTGCTGTCGGTGCCGGTCGGCACTGGCGCGGCCGGGGCCTTGACGCCAACTTCGACCAGATCGCCGTCAGCGATGCGGCGGCGTATATAAAGAGTGACGGGAACCGTCGCGCCGCCTTCAGGCCAGTCGCGGCCATCTTCCATGGGCACGGTGCGGCCGGGTGCGAGCTTCAGCTTTTTCTCAAGCATGGCTTTCCTCGGGGTTGATGGTGTCGGTGATGACAGGTTCTTCCGCATCATTCGTGATCCATGTGATGCCAAGCGACTTGAGATCGTCGGCAGACTTGATCTGGAAGGCGGAAAGCGGCGATGTGAAACGCACATCGAAATCGACCTGGGCAAGAACGGTGGCGTCGTCAGCCCATCCGTCCGCGTAGACGGCTTCGGCGCGAGTGACCGTGCAGGTGCCAATGTCCGATAAGGTACAGCCGCTTAAAAGGACGCTCGACACGTCGATCATGGCATCAAGGCCGATATCGAACTTGTCACCTTTAAAGCGGGCATCGAGACTGCTCGACGCTTTCACGACCAGGACAAGCCGCCAGTTGGCAGCACCCGACAGCAAGCGCCCGTTGTCACGGTCCGGCTGAAGGCCCATCCATGCGAGACCGATAAACGGCTTGAGGCGAAGGATGCGTTCAAATTCCTTGACGGTCAGAACGGCGGGAACGCGTCCGATCTGGAATTTCTTTTCCGGGAATGCGAGGCGCAGCCGCGCGATGATGGCGGCTTCCATAACCCTGATCGGCGCTTTGGTGAGTTCAGGTTCAGCCATCTCACCAGCCCTTCAGCGATTCATCGGAGAATATGGCGGGACGGCCGGAAAAGCGCGGACCGTTTGACTTTCCAAAGTTTCCAGCCGATGCGGCCTCGATGGAGATCAGGCCCTTGGCGATATTTTCCAGCCAGGTAATGACTTCCTTACGTTCAAGGCGCATTTGTTCGGTCGGCTCGGTACGCTCGCCCTTTGCGAGATCATAACGGGCGAGAACGCATGCAGCGCGCACGATATCCTTCGGGACTTCCGCAAGCGGCACCTTGTAACGGCCGCGCAGATAGCCGTCGATCAGTGCCGTGGCGTCAGCCAGGGAAACTTCGATCTTGGCTGGATCAAGGGTTTCGGTTTCACGGTCTTCCGGCATGGAGAGCCGGACCATTTCCGTGTTGCCGAAGCGCTCGACCATATTTGCGACTGTGGCGTACAAGTGCCGTTCTCCAGTTGGGATGAAAGCCGCTCCGCCGCTGCAGCTCTCGTTTTCCTCGCGCCTGTCGGCGGACGCGCCGGGTATTAGTTGTCCAGCTCGATCAGCTCAGCGACCAGATCGGGATCGCCCAAAATCTGGTTGAGCTGGAAAGGCTCAAATGTGTCGATCGGATATTCACTCGTGCCATTGTGGCGACGACCGCCACGGCGGATGCCTTCGACCTTTGCCGTGATACGAATGCCGTTGCATCCAAACTTGCCATGCTTGGCGGCATAAGCTTCGGCCGCAGCAGCGATGAAATCAAAGCCCGCCTCCTTCGCGGCCTGGACGGATGCTGCGACAATCGCATCGATTTCGACCTCAGAACCCGCCGCCGTCTGATCGTTGACGGGACTGACCGGATTGCCGGTCCCGTCATTGGTCGCAGTCGCCGGGGAGGTATTGGCCGTCGTTGCATCACCCTGGACGGCACCGCCGTTCTGCCCGGTGTTGTCGGGAATGTTCGGCAGAGAACCACCTACTGGCTCGGCAGCGGGCACTTTCTTGGTGTCGTCGGTGGGCTTTGCAGCTTTTGCCATGTTCTTGCTCCGTTGTTTCAGGGCTTTTCAAAGGGGACTTGAGACCCTTTTGAGAAACCCTCCCGCCCGTTATGGCGGGAGTGCTTTTCAGTTCTTCTCGATCGGCTATTCGATGAGCGTTCGGGGAACTGGAAGTGGCAGGCGCACATCCATGCTTCTCGACTTGGCGAGGATGGAAACGTCTGTCGGGCGAAGCATCGCGACGAAGGCCAGATCAGAAGCCGGTTGCAGGCTCATGTCCTGACTGACGGTCGCCACCAGTGCCGAGGCGGGCACGAGCGCTTCGCTATGGCCAAGGTAGAAATCAACAGGATTGGAGAGGATTTTTTCATAGGCGGGGATATCGACAGCCGATGCCGGTGCGATCGATGTGAGGGCAAAAGCCGCCACAATCGCGAACATGCTGCCGAAAAACAGACCCACTTTCCTCATGGTAAAAACTCCGGGTTCAAGTGCAGTGACAGGGTTAGTCCGGTATGCGCCGCCCGCTGTTGGTGCGGGCGGAACTCTTGGGGGCGCTGGATTAAGCCAGCAGCGGGATGACGACCGGCTCGGCCGTGCCTTTCCACTCGTTGCTCTCACCGTTCGCTGCCAGCTCGTTGAGCAGCAGCTTGCGAGCGGCTCCTTCCAGTGTGGACGGCACGAGCAACTTGCGCGGATTGATGGAGATCACTTCGCCGTTGCGTTTGCGGATGGAAGTCATCGCGGCGCGGGCAGCGGCATAGTTCTCGGCATTCAACGGCAGCTTGGACTTGTAGATCAGCTGCCAGAGGCCATAACCGGCATTGCAGCGACCATCGACGCCATAGACCGCCTTGCCGCCGAAGAAGACGGTATCGTCGGTCGCCTGATCCTTGCGGATGAGCTGGAAGCTCTTGCGGCTCTGATAGATGATCGGCTTGATGACCTGACTGTCATCGACCAGGTACCAGGCCGGAGACGAACCGGCAGCGAAGTTGGAGACCGAAGTTTCCTTGCCATCCTCATCGTAGCCGGGATGATCGGTGTCGAAAAAGTTCTGGCCGTCATAGCACTTGGTCGCTTCGCCGTTCTTCAGGAGCGGGAAAACCAGCTGATCCGGGAACTGCGCGGCATTCTGGCCGAGCTGCGCCGCCATGGATGAGAGGAAGCCCAGCTGATCGTCTTCCACCTGGGAGATGCGAACGCCGATCGTGCCTTCAAATTCCTTGTTGCGGATCGTGTAGGTCTGCATCGACAGGTCATGAACGATGCGGTCGCCGATCCATTCACGTATCCCTGGCAGATCGTCCATACGCGGATATTCGTTTGCCGCCGTGGTCGATGGAACGGTCATAGCGACGGTCTGATAATGCGTCGTGGTGGAACCGAGCTGCGCGTTGAACGCTGTCGAAATGGCCGTATAGAGGCCGCGCATTGTGGATGGAGTGATATCCATTGGTCGTTTTTCCTTATGCGCCGACAGAAACCCACGTGCGGCCGTCCCCGAGACCGGCAATGGTGCCGACCTTCAGCTTGCCGCCCGTAGCATCGAGCGTGAGAGTTGCATCATCGGTGGCGTAGACCGGCTTGCCGATGTCGGCGAAAGCGGCCTCAAATTCGAAGCCGCGTGTGTCACGGATCGCAGTAACGGTCAGATCGCCGTCAGCGCCGTCGCGGTTGTCGACGTGAAATTCTGCCAGCCCGACGATCGCAACAGCATCAGCGTGGGCTGCGGGAACTGCCAGACCGGCAGCGGTGACGGCGACGATAGCCCGTCCGAAAAAGCGGATACCCGCTTTGACCGGATAGCCGAACCGGGTACCGTCGCGGCTCGGGATTTCGAGATCGCGAGTAGCGGCCATCAGAACAACTCCTTGTGGGACTTCTTGGTCTTTGCGAACTCCGCGGGATCAATGCCCATCAGCTCGCAAATCTGCTGATCTTCGGGAGAGAGCGCCGGATCTCCACTTTCCTGCGGTTTGTAGTTGCGCAGCGTGGCCGAATGCAGCGAAGGGAGAAGCTTGATCTCGTCCTCGACTTCCTGCGGGTTCTTCATGTGACGACTGATGAAGTGCTCGCGGAGTGCCGGGACCACCTTGCCATCTTCGACAGCGCGATTGACAACCGCTTCCGCCTTGTCGCGCGCAGCACCGTTGGTCAGGGTGGTAACTTTCGACTGAAGGTCCGTGACCGTCTTGCGCAACTCGACCTTCTCGGCATCATCGCCCGACTGACGGGACTGAAGCGAGGTGACGATCTGGTCGCCGGAGGCGTCGATATTGACGCCAGCAGTTTCCACGACCTTCGCAAGCGTTGCGGAATGCAAGGTCTTTTCCGTGACGGCGGCGAGGATCGCAGCCGCGTCGGCGTCTTCTGGAAGGCCAAGAGCCTTCCGCAGTTCTTCTTCCATGTCCGGTTCTCCGGTTAGGTTGGCTGTATGGAGGGAATTGAGCTTGAGGTTCGGATCATTGGTGAGCGAGGCCCGGCCGATCTCCAGAACACGGTGCGGCTTGCTTTCGGTCACGAAGAGCGCTGGCGACAGGTAGCCATATTCGCGGCCGCTGACGGCCGCATTGCCGCGAGCGTTCCATTCAACCTTGCCCCAGATGCCATCTTCGCGGGCTTCCATGTCCACGATCCAGCCAAGTGCCGGGCTTTCGAAGCCCTGCGTTCCAAGCTTGTCTGTGGAATGATTGATGTCGATCGGAAGCTTGCGGCCAGTATTGCGGAACTGCGCAACGATCTGCTGGAGATCACCGGCAACGTAAGGGCCGCGACCGTCTGCCCCGCTGAACGTGCCAGCGGGCATGAGGTGCACCCATTCCGGCACAGCGGTCACCGACACGTCATCGACGGCCGGAAGGTTCATCATAAGTGAGGTCAGACGCTTTTTCATGGACGTGAGAAAACCACGTCCAGCAAAAGCTTATCATGCCCGCGACGGCGGGCACCCATTAAGAGGCGTTAAATACGGCGTTGAAGTGCGCTGAAAACGGTCTCGGAAATCATGACCTGGTCATCGTCGGAAATACCGAGATAAGGACGCGCCGGTATCGTAACCGACTTTGCCAGCACAATGCCAGATGCCAGACGAAAAACAAGATGTGAAGCACTTTTCGGCTTGATGGTCGCGCCGAGCTGGTGGACGGCAGCATATTTCGCATTGGTTCCAACCGTCACCTGGTCACGACCTGCACGATGATTGATGCTGTCGCGCAGACGGCCGCTTTCCGTCAGGATACGGCTATTGCGCTTGGTTTTCTTGTATTCGGAGTTCAGAGCCTTCCAGGCAATGCCATCCGGTGATTTCTGTGAAACGAACCGACGATGTGTCGAGCCAACCAAACCGGTACCGATCGCGCTCATGATCGGCGTCGTATCGCCCATCACGGTAATCAGCCGGGTGAAGGCTTGGTGGACTGCCTTGTCCTCAATCTGGACATTGATGGAGACACCGCTCATTCCGCCTCTCCATCGAGCCAGCTCATGCCGGGATTATATTCAAAGCCCGGATCGACGCCCTGGGGAACGCGAACAGTACGCCCGCCGACTTCCTCGGCGCGAAAGACGAGATCGGGTGAAGGATCAGGGCCAGCCTTGCCCTGACGGCGCAACCCACCTTCGGAAACCGGCGTAACAAAACAACCGCAGCGCCAGCCGTTCGGCGGATAGTTCGTGATCCAGAACGGATCGTCGGCGCGCCACACCATGCCGTCCCAGGACAAATGTTCCTTGCGCGGATGAAGCGAACCGGAATGGTTGTATTGCCAATACGGAAAGGCTTCGAGCGTTTCGGGTTCCGTGAGCTTGGCATACCGACCGGCTGCATAGGCCGTGCGCAGATTAGTATCGAAGATGATGCGGGTGCGCCAGTTCCGTTTGCCGCGATAATCCCAACCATGTTTTTCCACGATTGCATCAAATGACTGGCGGAACTCCTCGATTGTGGTGCCTTCTTCAAGCGCTCGTTGGATCTCGCGACGGAAGTCATCGAGCAGCGCATCCGTGGCAGCTCCGGCAACCATGAAGGCTCGCGAATGAGCTGCAGCATAAACATCGGTCCAGACTCGCGTCTTGACGTTGGTCTTGCCGGATAAGAAGCGGATCGCTTCATCAAAGGGCAGATCGAGGGCCGATACCGTATCTGTCATCGTGGAAGCTCCCGAACCATCAAATTTGAAGGCCATTTGAAGGCCATAGACGCGCATTCCGGATTTTTTGCGGGATCGCTTCACAAAAGAAGCTGATGCGCGTCTGTGGCGGTTTATTTGCGTCCGGCAATGTCATCGATCAAAGCGGCCTGTCCGGCGAGATGCGCCAAGGCCATTCCGCGTGCCATGGCTTGTGAAAGCTCATCCGGTGAAAGCTTCATCCGGGCAAGCTGGTCAGCTGCGTCGGCAATTGTTTCCGCTGACATCAAAACCGTGCGGATTTCTTCGGTAAGACCCGCAAGCGCCCCGGCCGCATCATCCTGAAGCCGGTCAGTCAACTTCCCGATAATGTCTTCAGTAGGCGATTGCTTTTCGCGAGCATTCAGCATCTTGCGAACCGAATTGAGTTCCGGCGCGCGCCCTTCCGATTTAAACAGGCGATCCATCATGGAAGACTGACGCCCGCCAATCAGTTCTTCGCCATCCTGTGGTGCCGGGACGCCAAGGCGTTCGCGGATATATGCTGCCCCGGCCGTCAGCCCGTGCTGGGCGAATTTGTCGAAGGCTTCCGCGAATTCCTTCAGCATCACCTCATCAGGGCGACCGATCCGCACAATCGGATAATGATCCTGCGGGCCGAAATTCATGGCGATCAGGTTTGGAACAAGCTGGCGAATGATGGTCGCGGTGATCATCATGGCATCGGAACGCTCGATATCCTCTTGGACGAGACGATGTTCCTGGGCGACAGCATGGCCACCTGAAACAGCGTCAGTCGTCGTGGTTTGACCGAGCACAGCTTTCGATACTTGCCGATCCATCCAGTCGGCGCGACGTTCGTAAAGGTCGATTGAAGTGCCTTTCGCTGCCACTTCCTGAAACTCGATATTCATGCTGTCAGGCATGATTGCGGCCATGTCGCCAGCGATCTGCGTCACTGCGCGCCACAGGACATCCTTGTCCTCTTCCTTGGCGTCACCTTCGTAACGGCCGATGCGGATCGGCATGCCGAAGTTCTGGACGAAAATCGCCCAGTCCTTCAGCGTGAAGCTCTTATACATCCATGCCCAGGATGCCACGCGGGCAATGCCGGAACGGATCGTCAGCCCCGATTTCGACGGGTGCCGGTGGATGATAAACTTGTGAGCCGGTAACGGTTCTTCTGCCGGATCATCACGAAGCACAACCGTTTCACCGTCTGCGCGGGCAAATGTAAACCAACGCTGCGGCCGGTATGTAATCTCGCGCGGTTCCCACCGGCTAAGCCGGGTTTGCCAATCGATCTCCATTACGGAGAATCCCTTGCCGATTGCGTCAAGCATATCGAACAGACATGCCCGCAGAACATCATCATTGATCCACGACTGCACGAACTCGGCGTGTTTCTTGTGATCGGCCGCGTCACTGGCTGGCTTCACTGTAATCGGGAGCTGCGCCACGGAACGCTTGCGGGTGGACATCACCCCGAAATAATGAAGGTCGCGCTCCTCGATGTCCTCTGCAAGCTCCAGATAGGAGAGCGGATCACCTTCAGCAGCTGCGCGATGAATGGCTGAAAGGCGACGTGGGTTAAGCCCCTCGGCCGGATGACCGGATATGACGGGACGAACGCCGCCGGTTGTCGGCCCGGCGTAGGGTTTGGTGACTTCCTGCCGCTTTAGCGGATTGCCATACTGATCGACCAACTGTGCCATCAGAGCGAACCTCTCAATTCTGGATTAATCGAACGCTCGCGATCATCGGATCGGCTGCGGCCATCGGGTGGCACATTGCGGCGTGTTTCGTACCCGTATTCCATATGCGGCGTACTGGCGGCATGGATGCCAAGGAACGCAGCCCACGTCCGATCGGCGTGATCGTCGTCTCGCTCGGCAACAAATCGCGGCGCGCCGGTCGGAGATGTGACCTTGCGCAGCTTGTGCAGATCGGAGCGAAGCGGAACATTGCCCATCGGAATGCGAACGGTCCGGTCCTCGAAACGCTCCTTGCCGCCATTCGCCATGATCAGCTTGCTGCCGGTGCTAAACAGGACGCCCTCGACACGACGACCGTAGCGGCGCTGCGCGTCCTCGACCACTTTTTCGCCCATGCCGGTCTGGTCGATGCAGGCCCGCGCCACACGATAACGCATCATCACGTCATCAAAGGCAGCATCCATGTCGGCAAAGGTGGCGCGCTTCTGTTCGATGATTTCGCGACACCACAGGACATCGCCGATCTCTTCCCATACCCAGATCACATGAAGGTCGTTGCGTCGGCCTATATCGCGCCCGACATAGCAGGCGTTGCCCTGATACCCTTCCGGGCTTCCTGCATTGTCGTCTTCGACCGATGAGATCAATTCGTATGATAGCCAGGCGCTCGCCTCATCGAGATACTGCAGCTCATATTCCTGCGCCCACGCATCTTCGTCGGCAATACCGGCGCGCAGCTCCTCGATGTTGCGCGGCAAGCCGTCCCTGACCGCCTGATAGATATCGACAACATGCCGTGACCAGGTATCGTCATTGGCGGTGTCCAGCTCGAAGAATTTCCCGCTCTTGCCATTCGGTGTCGACGTGACACGCAGTTTCCAGTTGGCCGAGATTACCGGAAAGAGCGCCTTCCAGATCGCGTTACTATCTTTGTGGAAGGCGAACTCATCCAGAAAAACGTTGGCAGAGAACCCGCGCGCTGTGTCGGGATTTGCAGGCAGAGCCGTGATACGGGTGCCATGCGGTAATGTTACTTCCAGCGCCTTGTAGCTGCCGGTATCACCCTTCCAATCAAACTCGCTGGCGTCAAATGCCATGCCGTAAGCCTTGGCGTGAGGGTATATTCCTTCCAACATGGCTTCACGGGCCTGCCGTTCACCACGGCTCAATATCACCCATCGTGTACGCTGGCTCTTTACGGCATGCTCAAAACTGTCATCAACACACTCAAGTGTTGTGGTGAACGTCTTGCCTGTTTGACGGGCAAATTTGCCGATTTTGAAACGGCTTTTATCCGTGATCCAGCGGCGCTGATAGCCGTAAAGCAAAGGCTGTGTCATCAGGATGCCCCATACGCTTCACGGATCATGCGCAGGATTTCTTCGCCATCCACCTTGCGGCCTGCTTTCTCGACGGCGTCGGTCGCATCACCGACAGCCTTCGCCAGCTTGGCTGTGGCTTCTTCCTCGGCCTTGCGGCGATGTTCGGCAGAATGACGTTGCGCAACCACGGTTTCCTTATAGGCGCGTGCCAGTTCCATGGCGTTTTTGGAATTGAGGCCATCGCCATCGAGCAGTTCATCAATGAGCGTTTTAAGAAACTCGCCAAGGACGATATCGGATTTGCTGATTTCTTCAGGCGTAAGCTTCTCCGCGATGCCGGCATAGATGTAACGGCGTTCCTCCAGCTGAGAGGCGCGGCGGGATAAGCGCATGGCTTTACGGTTGAAAGCCGACTTCGATATTGGTCCGATGCCCTTAACTTCCAGACGATCGTTCAGCTCAAAAAGAATGTCCGCCTGACTGCGGCGGCGTTCATTCAGCTGACTGATTGCCCAGACCACATCGTCCTGGGCATCTTCTGGTAGCAATTCCAGACTGTCTAGCCTGGAACGGCCGCGCCTATCTTCTGTCATGGCTCATCACTCCACGTCGCCCGGTCGCTGAATACCTTCCAGGACGATGCGGCGTTCAACATGATCGCGGCCTGTCCTGGTCAAGGTGGCGATAAGGGCGGTGCCTGCGGCGCTGATGCGAACAGCGCCAGCTTCTGTTTCGAGCCAACGCATCTGGTTGCGCAAATATTCGCGGGTGCGTTTGTAGCCGAAAACCTCCAACTCGCGTTCAAGCAGGCTGTCGTTCAGACTGGCATTCGTCTCCATCGCGAGCGCCTTCAGGATGATGAGGCGCACATTCTGATCGACAAAATCCTTGTAACCCGCCGTCATTCCTAACGTCCTTTCTGCATCAAAAATTCTTCAACACGGCGCGTCGTCCGTTCGGTCGCCTCCGACGACTTCGCCATAATTCCCATCTGCCCCTTGATCTCGGTGATGGCGAGCTGGAGCTGATGGACGGTTTCGGTGTTCGGCATGTGCGACAGATCATTCTCGACCTTCGATAGTCGGTGCTCATGATCCGAAACCTTGGCCGATATCTCTTTCGCGCCCTTGCCGATGTAGCCGCTGACCACGCCGAGGAAGGCCGCAGCCGCTAGCAAGAAGTTGATGAGCTGCCCGATCTGGGCGAGTGAGATATTCTCCAGCATTAACGACGCCCCCTGGACTGCTCGCGTTCAAGTTTGCTCTGACAGTCCACACACCGGCGCGCCGATGGCAGGGCTGCAAGCCGCTCCGGCTCGATCTCTTCGCCGCAGCGGACGCAGATGTCCGATCCGTCTCCAATCAAAGCAGCTGACGCGGCAGCGATTCCCGCGTCCCGCTCTTGCTCGGCGCGCAGATCGGCCAGCTCATGTGCCTTGTTACCCGCTTCCATCACTTCGGCCGCTCCGCAGGAACTGGCACCGTGTCGATCGCAGCAATGGCTGCACCGCGCCGCTGTTCACAGACGGCGAGCGCGGCGCGATCCTTGCCCCAAAGCGGTGTCAGCTCTTTCGCCGACAGGGCGCGATCAGGCAGAGTGACAGGTGGATCGCATGGCTTGCGCGCCTCTGACGGCACTTGCCCCCTGACGAATTCAGTACGGAGGATTGGCTTTCCCTCCGAGGAACTGGTTGTTGAGCAGCCGTGAGCGATCGACATCGATGCCACTGCCAGGAGTGTCAGAAAGCGCCGCATTGGCATCCTCCAGTTCTAAGACCTTGTTGTTGAGACGGTTGATTTCGGCCTGGGCTTTTTCCTGTGCGGCCTGGGAGGCTTTCATCTGCTCGATGATGTTCTTCGCGGCAGCTTCATTGGCCTCGGCGATCTGTCGAGACCAATCCGCATCACGGGCTTTTTCGGCGGTTGCAACCGCATCGTTGATCGTTTCGCGGAGCGCGCGGGCAGCACCGAAAGCCAACGTCGCCGCCGCCAGGAATATGATGGCGGCGACAACAATCTGGGAGGTCCACTTGCCGAACCACGCCGAGAGCGCTGCAATCATGGCCGGTCCTCCCGGCGATCGGTGAACAGAGCCTTTGCCTGCGCCCAATAATCGACAGAGCCGAAGCCGCGATGGACGCCGAGAACGCCGACGATCAGCGCGACCATGGAAGGCACCACGATCGGAGCAATCGCAACGGCCTGCTCTGAACCGACAGACGCAGCGCCAACAAGAATGATGATGACAGCCCAGGCGAGATAGAAACTGCCCCACAGATAGCGACGGCTGGAGGTGTAACCGGGTTCCTTGATCGGTTCGCTCATGTCACGTCCTCCGGCATGAATCGCTGAAGGCTCTTCATTGTCTTCGGCCCGACCAGGCCATCGGCGACCAGACGATGATCGCGCTGGAATGCCTTCACGGCTTGTTCGGTTCCCGGTCCAAAAATCCCGTCGATCGACAGATGATAAAAACCGGCAGCACGAAGGCCACGTTGAAGATCGGCAACGGAAAGACCCCGCATGCCACGACGCAACACAGTGTCTCCCGGCTCGAAGGCGATAGCGTCGGCGCTGATCTCCGCAACGATGTCCTTGGCCTTGGCAAGATATGCTGCGCGGTCGCTCAAACCATTCGTGCCACCGTTGATGCGCTTGGTGATGGCGACAAGATCATCTCGGTCGGCAACGTCGTTGAGATTGCGAGTGGACCAGAAATAAAAGACGGCCCATGCAGCCCATGGCCACGTCGCCACCAGTTCGGGCTTCAGCTCGAAGTTCGGCGCATCAGAGTGGTACTGCCGTATCCACGTTGCGAAGGCGCGATAATTGGCGCGGCCGGTCAACTGGATCGGGCCACGCCCCTTGAAGCGTTTGCCGTCACCGGGCTGTGTATTGCCGAGATCGGCGCGGCCTTCATAGGCCGCACCGCTGGCGTATTCTTCCATCGCGCAAAAGCCATCGCTCTCGTGGGCGAGCTGTGCGAGGAAATGAACGATGCGAGGTGAGGTCGTAACCTGAAACCGCTTCAGCAGTTCCGGCAACAAAGGCCCAAATGACGAAATGATGGATTGCTGCTGTGCAATCTTTTTGACCGCGACGCGCGGAGCGAGCGCGGCCAGCACCGTGTGATTGATCTGGGATGCAAGGTCGGTCACATCACGCCCTCCGCGAAACTGTCTTCTTTGGCTGTTGCCGTTGGCCGTGATTGGCCGGTTCAAGACAGTTTTACGCGGGCACGCGATTGCTAATCATGCCGTAGAAGGAAGGCGCGACGGTATCTATTCGGATGGAAACATTTCGATCTGACGGTCGTCAGTCTTTTTCGTGCGGTATTTCACCGGCGAGCGCTGAAACAGCTTCTCAACACCATTTTCAGTGATGCCCAACTTACGGGCAATCTGTGCATTCGACAAGCCATCGTCGTCACGATAGCGGCGCGCACGAAGATCGCGCACTAATGGCACGCTTATATAGTCACCGCCATAGCGACGTGAGAGCTTGTTTGCAATATCGATCCCGACGCTATCGATAAGCTGCGAGCGATCAATATTCGACGGCACGTAAAGGCGAATACCTGCATGCTCTTCGGCAAGGCGGATGAGGCCGTCCTCACCAAGCAGACCGAGCAGCTCTGCTACAAGACGATGATCCTTCAATGCTGCCTCCCGATCTCTGCGGAAAGCGCCAGTTGTTGCGCGGTAATGACGCGCAAGCGGGCTTCCAGCTCGACACGCTTGTAGCAGTGTGGCCGGAACGCATGGATACGCTGACGCAAGGTGTTACGCTCTGTCTGGAGCCGCTCTATCTCGGCCAATTCCGGCGCGATAAACAAAGGCAGATTAACCAGAGGTGCGGATTGCTGAACCATCATCATGCCCTCACCATTGCCAAAACGCGCACGGCGCGCTTTATTGGAGGAAATTTCAGGGGGGTGATATGAGACTGGTACTGGCTGGATTGTTGATCGGCGCTTGCTGTGTCTCTGCACAGGCATCCGATAAAGGCTTTGAGGAACAGGCCGCTGATCAGGTCGCATTGATGATTGCGAAAGATTTGTGCTCGCTTCAATACGATGAAGGTGCAGTGGCTCAATTCGTTGCAGCTAGTGTTCCTGTTTCTCGTATGGAGGAATTTTCCCGCACTATGGCCGGACTTTACCTTACCATTCGCCCGAAATTGGAAAGCGGTTCTGCGGAACAACTGTTGACCTACTGCAAGAACACCAAGGCTTACGCCGAATACAATGGCTTTACGAAGTAGCCGCGCCACGCGCCTGGACCTCTCCCGGCGAGTTGATATCGTTTCTGATGTGGCGCGGATCGTGAAAATCATGGCCGCGCCGTTTTTCTGATCTCTGCGCCAAGCGCATTCATGACCGGTTGCCAGTGCTGCGGCTTCAGCTCTTCAAAATCGAACTGGTCATCAAGGCTGAGAACTGCCCGGACGTATCGGGTGAAGCTACCCGGCTCCGGCAGTCTTCCTTGCTGCGAAAGCACACTCCATTGCGCTGCCGCAACTTTCGCGCCGTCGAGCCGACGCCATCCTGGCATAAACGTGTCTTCGTACCAGATTGGACCAACCTTGCGTTCAATCCATTTTTTTAAGCTCTCAATCGCAATGCGGGCGTCGGCTTCGTAGTGCACCCATCGAACATGGTCGATATCGGTCATATCCTTGACGAAATCGATAAGCGCTTCGTCTGCACGGTTCCTGATAACACCAAGGTTCCAACCAGCGATCCAGAGCGCCTGAAGCTTAGCGGCGAATTTGCCTTCAAGGCGCTTTCGAGAACCCTTTGAAGCGGGCTTAAAGCCCTGACGACGAAACTCATCAATGAGCTTCAGGCGCTGGCCTTCCGTCATGGCTGCTGACGAATGCTGGCCGGTAACGCGGATGCAGATGGCGCGGTAGGTGTCATCATCCAGACCGAGCTGCTTTTTCGCAACGTGTATGGCGGCGGTGGTCCTCATGCTAAACCTGCCTTGCTACGCCTCTTCGACTCAGATGGAAGTTGCTGATCTGAAACTGTCAGGGGGAACTCATCGTGCACGAAATCGATCGAGGTTTGCTCGTCACAACTCTTGCTTATCTGGCAATCAATCGCGGCATTCTTGAGCGCTGGCTTGCCACCAAACCATCGCCGGAGGACGTTTCGGATTTGATTGATCAGATAAGAAGCGACCTGAAAAATACTCACTCTAATGAATCGCTTGATCCTGAAACTGAACTTCTTCTCGTTGAGAAGGCGCTCGCGATTGTCGATCAGTTCTTTGAGAAAGGCCTTTCTGTCGACGGTTAACGGCACTGAATGCATTTCGACGCCGTCGGGAGTGACAATCAAACAGCTGTGCTGCAAACAAATACCGAAGACTTCGGGAAGGTCGGCAATTTGACGCTTCATTTTGCACCTGCCTTCGACGGACGCACAAACACGCGACCGTGATGATGATCGCAGAAGCTGGAACCGATTTTCACCGGATGGCCGCAAAACAGATGCTGCTCGCCCTTGGCTGCGTTGTTGACCGCGAACCGGCATTGGCGAAGGTTTAGGTCCGATAACGGCAGGCCGAGCGGATCAATCGGCGTTTCGATCTCGGCAACGTCCTCGCAAATAAACACTGGCTCCGGCTCGATAACTGGCACGACGACGACCGGCGCGGGCTGTGACTGGCGAGCTGGAGACCGAGCAGCTGTTTTCATACGGCCGGATTTATAAGGTGACGATTCCGCCTTCGGTTTCCTCACGCGGTCGGCACCGCGAACAAGCCCGATCTCGCTCAGTGTTTTGTCGCGGTGGATGACGCCAATGACTGCATTTCTGCTGACGCCAAGGCGGGTGCTGATCTGTCCGGCCGACAAACCTTCGCGCAGGAGATTAGCAACAGCGCTCTTGCGCTCTTCCGTCCAAGTGGCAGGTTGAGGATGATTGCTCATGCCGCACCTGCCTTGGCCTTCTGGCGTTCATGATCCGCCGATGCCGCAGCGATGATGGCTGCAAAACCAGCGTCGATGTCGTCGGCATAAACCCAGCGCATCCTTCGGCAGCCTGGACCTCCATAAAAGCTGCTTGCATCAATGTATGTCCGCATTTCCCATTCGCCGTAGAAGAGAAACCCCTTCTGATCGCTATATTGAAGCGCGTCGAGAAAATCGCTTTCCTCCGGCCAATCCTCTTGGTCGACAAGATTTTTCAATGCGGGGAGTGCGTCAAAGAGGGGATCATCAAGATCGTGATCATTGAGATAGTCGATGAAGTCTTTGAGCCAATCAGGAACGTATTCGGTGACTTGTCCCTGCAAGGGATAGATCGCAACCACGTTTGCCTGGACATTGAAAAGGCGGTTCTGGCGTTCTGTAACCAACATGATTGCGCCTCACTTCACTGGCTGAGCGGTTTCGAGTTCGGCTGGCTCCACGACGAAATCCTCGCCTTCGGATGAGATTGAAACACCAGCAACCAGCCGCGCCTTGTCTGGATCAGCCAGCATGGCGTCCTTGTTGATCTTGGTTTCCTCATTGAGAAAGGCAAGAAAGCCGAGTTTGCGGCATTGTTCGATAATCAACTCAACGCCTTTGAGCTTCACGCTCGGAGGACGTAAACGCCACTTCACCGTTCCAGTGCCGAAATTGTGATATTTGACCTTGCCGTCATCTGTGAGCTTCATCCGGTTTGCTTCGCAATAGACACGAATACCGTCTTCATGCTGCGCAAGCTCCTCGGCCAGATCAGCAACATCGTTGTCGAATTTCTCCCCGGCAGAACGGATCACTTCATCTGCAGCCGCCTTGTGTGCCGCGATTTCACGCTGCAGTGTTCCGATACGACCGATGGTCCATACGGCATCCTCGCGCGACTGTGGGACACGTGGGAGAGCCTTGGATTTGGTTTTCTTGGCCTTGGCCATGATGCATTCCTCTTTAATCAGGCCACATCACCGCCGTCACCATGGATGACGGTCAGCTGCGGACGGTTGAATGTGCGGGGTGGAAAGGGGAGAACGTCGCAGGGCGCAGATTGCGCAGCGGGAAGCGCAGAAAGCTGCTTTTCCATCTGACGGACCATGCGCTCATATGTGATGAGAGCGAGAATGTAAGACTGGACCTCTGCGGCGGTTAACTCGACGGTAGCTCCGGAGCGGAACGAGACCTTTTCAAGCTCGGTGCGCATATCGCGAAGGCAATGTGACAGCATGATTATGCTCCTTCCTTCAAATGGCTGAACGGGCATCCGGACCGGCATTCATGAAACATCCGGACATTGTGAGCGTTTGCGGTGCTGAAAGGTTTTCGCTGCCAGGAGATGCAGACATTGCGGGCAATGTCGCCGAGCGCCGGACAGCGAACAGTCTCCGCCATCAACGCACCACGCACGGCCAGTTCGACACGGCCGATATCGCCGTTCTGATAGCTATTGGAGAGAACCTGGCTGACGGCAGAGGCCGAATACCCAACTTTGCGGGAAATCGCTGACTGGCTTTCCTGATCACAGGCTTCAGCCAGAATGACGATCCAGTCAGGAATAACGTTGCCCCAGGCAGCGCGTGCCTTCTCGATATTGGTTAGCTTTACGATGGTCACGGCTGGACCTCCTGCGCTTCAGCAGGGCCGACAATTTCATGCCGGTTTTGGTCGAATACAGCCTTGATGCGCAGGATCATCGGCGGCTTGGGGCCGGTGTTCATATGATGCTGCAGGCGATAGACGCCGAGCTTGCCCGGACGACCTTTCTGAACCTCCAGCAGGTATCCAGCCTTGTGCAGGAATTTGATGTAGGATTTGACGGCATCGATATCGATTGGCGTATCGCCAGCGCGCTGCCAGACCGTGATATCCTGCGCGGTGAAGCCGAGGCGTCCGGCTTCGGAACGCATATAGTTCCAGATTGCCTGCTGTTTCGTCATCCCATCGACGATGGTGCCGTCGCGGCGAACTTTCGGCGTTGCAGATTGTCTGACCAAAACGCGATAGAAAGCCTCATTCCGTTCACCAATATCGTTGGTCATTTCAATTATTCCGGCCTTCAGCAATCGGCGCAGGAAATCATTGATGTCGGACATGCGGGCATTGGAGCGATCAAGTATCTCGCAGGCTGAAAAAGTCTTCTCGGCCATCGCGCAATCCATGATCACATTCCAGTAGTGATCGAAACCACGCATCGGCGGACGATCCTTGGCAGCGGTAAGTTTCAGGACGATCGACATTACGCGGCCTCCTGTTCGCGGCGGACAGGAACCTTATCAGACGCAAAATATCCGTCCTGGCTGCGATATTCTTTCAGACTGATGTGCGTGAGACCGCCGACATTGGCAGCGTTGGCAATGGCGTGGAGGCTGTTGCATATCTGACGGGCACGGCCCTTTGCCTGCTCTCGCACGTGATCCAGAAGTTCATCTGCGATTGTAACCGTCGGATAATAAGCACGTGCGAGAGAGCGCGTATCGTCCAGATCGCAGGGCTGTGCATAGACCCATTCCAGAACCAGATCGCGGAAACGATCGATACGCTCCAGCTTCTTCGGCAGCAATTCTTCGCCAATCAGCATGACGGGCACATTCGACTTCTTGGCGATCATGCGCATCATTTCGATCATGTTTTTGTCGGCAAGCTTGTCAGCTTCGTCGATGATCAGGGGACGGTGCGGATCGCGGGCGAGTGTGCCGATGATCTCTTCTTCCAGATCGGCGAGCGTGCCCTTGGCATGAGGTTGCCCAAGTTCGGAAAGGATTTTCTGCAGAAGGGTCTTCTTCGTCCAGGTATCGGAAACCTCAATCAAGACGGCATTGGTGCCGCTTTGCGCAAATACCGCCGCCTTGCTTTTGCCGTATCCCGAGAAACCGGCAAAAACACCAAGGTTCGGCTGCGACGGATGGCGGTTCTGCAGCGAACGGGCCAGCGCCAGACACAGCGCAACGTTCTTGATCGGCGCAGTGCCCGCTTCATTGACAATTTCATTTAATGGTGTCATGGATTTCCTCACACGTAATGGCAATGACTTCACTGGCCCCGCCGCTAACGGGGCCTTTTCTTTTCAGACGGCTGTCAAAAGCGCTTTCTCCAGCCCGAAAATCTTCATCATGTCTTTGTTGGTCTGGTACTGGGCGGTGGCCTGATATCGAACCAGTTGCACCGCGCTCTCCGCGTCCAGTTCCTCGCCTCCAGCAATGCGCGCCTCCAGATCCATCGCCCATTTGAAGCGACGGGCCGCTGGCTTTAGGCTTGCGTCAGGGTCGAGATGTACAATCTTGGTTTCCCGCCGACCTTCAGCTTCGCGCTGCAGAGCCTCATGAATGGCTGCTGCCTTTTCATTCAATGGCTTTGGCTGGTGTGCCGTCTGCGGCAAGGTAACGGCATCTACTGCCGCAGATATTGCTGGCGTCGAGTGCTGCTCCTCGCGCTTCGGCAACTGGATGACGTTCGCACTTTCGGCCAACCGCTCAGTTACCCGCTTCTTGGCAACCTCTATGGAGCGGGCAATGGCAGCAGGTCCTTTTTTGATCTGGCGGACTTCCGCCTTGATCTCCTTCAGGCGGTCTTTGACGAGGGAATTGACCGCATCCATGCGAGCTTTTGCGAACTCGGCAGGGTTGACACCGGATATCTCCGGACAGATGGCCGTGTCCAGAAACTGGCGACCGTCAGGCGTGTAGACGTAAATCTGGCCGAGATCATCCGGATGATGACGACAGAAAACCTCTGTGCCGACCATGATGGCTTTCGGCAGATAGAACAGGTTATCGATACGGATGCCCTGATGCCCGACCTTGCGTATTCCATTGTTACCAGCAATTGGCATCAACAAGGCATCAAGCGCTCGTTGATCGACGCGCCGGACTGGCTCGGTGGATCGAAGGGCAGCTTCATTCGGAGAAATGCCCTTGAGACCAGAATGCCTGTTCTCATTATAGATGTAGGTAAGCCAGTCGTCGGTGTAGGAACGCAGCTCCTCAATCGTCATGGTGACTTCGAACAGATCGCGCTCATCAGCCCCCAGTCGCTGCGCGAAACTCTTTTTGCTCTCGATCGCCTTCCGCTCGGCAACGTTGTGACCGATGTAGCCTGGAAGCTGCGGGGCAACTTCGTGCTGAAATGTTTTGATGGCCCGCTCGACAAGCCCTTTTTCTGCAGGGCTATAGGCGTGTGAAGTGTCCGGTTTGATATCGAGATCGGATAGAAGGCGCATGGTTGCAGCCGCGACGAAATCAGAGCCGTTATCGGTTTTGATGACTTCCGGCACGCCCCATTCGAGAATGGCGCGGCGGATCAACAGGCCGACAGCTTCAGCACGTGGAGTTTTCGAGAATGTGATGATGAAGCGGCGTGTTGCGACATCGATGCAGGCATACATGGACCAGCGACCATCGACGCAGAGCGCGTCAACCGGCGATGCGTCAATCATCCACATCTGGTTCATGCGTGTGACGTACCGATAGGCGCCAGTACCAACCAGCTTCATGCGTGAACGGAAAGCATCTGGATTGGAATAGGCCAGAATTGCCGCTTTCTCGGTTTCGCGCAGCCGCGATATGAAATACTGAAACATCCGGACTTCCGGCAATGGCTTCAAACTGCCATCCCGATCGACAAGTTCGCGTCCAAACTGGTATTCGACCTGATCGCGAATGACCTTCGCCGACATCGATGGCGCGTCGGCGATCCATGCTAGAATATGACGACGCACCTCACCTTGGTTTGCAGTTTCAAGGAGGCTGGTGCCTTTACGTGCGTCCGCAGGGTCATGCGCAAGTGTCAGACCATCATTATCCCGCGCTTTGCTGCGCCACCTCTGAAGACTGCGCACGGAAAGCTTGCCGATGGTTTCACCAACCCAATCGGGCAGGTCCTGAACCTTGCCGCGATTGAAAGCTTGGACGAACAAGTGATCAGAAGCCAGAACGGTCATTCCATTCAGGCGCTTGTATCGGTCGGCAAGTCGCACTGTGATAATCCGAGCGCCGCGCTCCTGGCGCGCTCTTTCGCTCAGATTGGCGTCAACAGCGCCAGAAATCCTCAGATCATCGTCGTCAACCTTGATAAAGCGCTGAAGATAGCAAAGGCGCACATCCAAAGGCAGCACGTCGATATGATACTCAAAGCCGCCGCCGCCCTCGCGACCGCCACGCGGGCGTACAAGTGCATGATAGCGTGACCATTTTTCGCGATCGGCAAGATCGTTAATGCCGCGTTTGCTTTCCGGCAGCCCGGGCAATAGGCCATCCCTTGCCGCATCGGCCATTTCCTGTGCCGTAAACCACATTTGAACGGACATTGGAGCGTGAATATTCATGGTCAGATGGCTCCCCACTTGGCCTTTTCCGCCGCTTTGAATTTCTGGATTTTCTGCTCGGCCTCATCGGCCAGATGCACGTTGATCAGCGCCTGGTACTTCCGATCGACAACGACTTGCCCGAAACGACCGGCGACGAAGCCGAGCAGATCAATGCAGCCGGTGACTTCGATCAGCGCGATGAAGCGTTCGAGCGTGATACGATGGGTCTCGGCACCTTCCGACGCATAGTTCGCCAGCATGTTCTCCGAGATTTGATAGCCAAGCTCGATCGACATGGCGGCGGCGATCTCAGCGCGGGACATGCTGGATGATTTCAGTGCCAGGGAGACGGCCTGACTGATCTGTGAGGCAAGGCGGTTGCCACGGATCGCGCCGGGTTCAAACCCGGCCGCGACCTTCGGCGGTTCCCATGCCAGCAGATCGCCCGTCAGGCTATCGCCCCGCAGCTTCACCATCAGAGAGCGCCTTCCTCAGCCAGGATGGAGAGGATTTCATCTTTATGCGCCCTGATGAAATTGCGCCGATAGCGCACTTCAAACCGCGTCCAGGTATCGCTGAAACTGCGGAAAGCCTTCTCGACCGGGTTTTCAGGCTTGCGACCTTCAGCAAGCACCAATGCCTCTGCTACTGAACCGGCCTGCGGTGGTTCACTGAAAAGGAGATCAAGCGCCTTGCTTTGCAATTCATGCGGCATAACGGCAAGATTGCGCAGATCGAGGGCTTTGCGCTCAACGCTCGTGCCGCGAACGCGCTGCTTGGTATCTTCAGACAATCCGTTGACCATGGCGACGGCCATGCGGATTGCGCGGTCGGATAAGCCGGTTGCCTCAGCTGCTGCGGCAGCAAAGGAAAAAATTTCCGTTGCTGATTTCTGACGAGCCTTACCACCTGCAACACCCTTTCGGGTATCGGGGTAAAGCGCCTCATAAACCTCTTTCAGTTCGGCGAGTGCTTCACCTTCCTCCAGCGCAGTATATGGCTCGCGGTTGAGGTTGATCATGATCTCGCGCAGGCGACGTTCCTGCGGCTTCAGCCATGCGATCGGCGTGACACGCGCATCAATCTCGTCGGCCTTGTTTTGGCGCAAGGCAGCAACGCGCAGCGCACCGTCATCAAGGCTGAAACGCCCATCTTCGTTTTCGACAACAACGATCGGCTGCAACTGGCCCTGAACGGCAATGTCTTTCGCCAGCGTTTCGACGCGCTCGGCGCGCTGACGGCGAATGCGACCTTCAGGAATGTCGATCAGATAAAGCGGTATGCGTTTGAATTCATATGGAACAGTCATGCGAATGCTCGTCTTGAATGGAGGTTGATGGACATGGAGATGAAGCGCGCACCCGTCATAGGGCGGGGGCTGAAATGACAGGTGCGCTCACCGCGCCAGGGGGATCGGCGCGATCTTTGAAATCGGTTGGTGTTTTGATGAATCTTGATACCTTGGCGGTGCCGGACGGCGCGGGAACGCCGTCCGGCACCTAGCATCACCCCGTAGGATGGGCACGAGGAGACGATTGGATGACGAAAGAGAAGCTGTTTGAACTTGCTGTGCAGCTTGCCGCAGCGAACATCAGCGCAGGACAGTTCAATGATGGGATGAACTTCGGCACGATCGTTCATGATGACACCGAAACGGCGTACTATCGATTGGAAGCCCTCTGGGAAAGGCTGTCCCAAAACGACGATGCCAACGAGGACATTCCCGATGAACCGACTGGCGAAAACACTACGCATTAGCCACGTGTCCGGTTCATCGGGATGCGGACGAACTGTCCTTCGCGCCCATGGCAATATTTACAGGTGGGGGCGGCGCCGGAATATTCTTCAGCCTCTTTCAGGCCCTTTCCGCAAGGATTGGCTTCAGCCCGTAATGCAGCGCGCCGCTTCATGTGATGGCGGCGGACAAAGGCGGAATCGATAACCGCCAAGACACCAGCCCCCATCAAGCCACCGGCAAGACCGGATATGATTGTGAGTGACAAAGGAGACATCATCCCGCCCTCACGATCATGATGACGATTGCAGCAACCTGGGCAGAGAACGTGACGCCCAGGATGAAAGCGACGACTGTCCAGAAAAACAGGGCATGGTGAAAACTAGCGTTGTCAGAAACGCGGACGAGTTTTGACAAGAAACGGGTCATTACGCTGCAACCCTGTCAGAAGAGCGCGTCGCTTTTTGACTCGCAATTGCCTGCTCATTTTCGATAGAAAGGATTCGAGACTTCCGAATGGGGTAACGCGTCGGAAATAGATCCTCGACACGTTCGCCGAGAATTTCGGCGATCGCTTCCTGTGCAGGTCTGTTCGTACGCGACCAGACAGCACGGAAATTGTTGGGGTTGAGCCCTTTGAATTCTGCCAGGCCCGTCAGGGTCCAACCGGCACGTTCAAGCGCTCGCTTGATTTCGATGTTATCCCATGACTTTCGGGTCACTGGACGCCTCCGGATGATTGGCAGGTTGCTGGAACAACCTGCCTTTTGTTGGAACTTGAAACGCAACAGCGCAACGCAATCGCGTTACGCATAAAGGACATTAAGTTCGTTTTGCGGTTTTGTAAACCGCAAAACGAACTATTCGACATGGCGCGACCAGAGAAGATAAAAACGCCTTTAGGTCAAAGGCTTACGGATGCACGGAAGGCGCTCGGCTATGAAACTCGAGCACCTTTTGCAGAGTTATTGGGTTTGCCGTTAGAAACGCTTGGTGGATACGAACGAGGTGTCAGGGAACCCGATTCGTCCTTTATGGCGATGTACCACGAGCGATTTGGCATCAATCTAACATGGCTAATTACCGGGCATGGCGAGATGTTCGCCGATCCGGCAAAAGCTCCGGCCCGCAGCAGGATTGTCAATAAGCAGCTAATGCACAAACTGGCGCGGCTTGCTCGCGAGGCGCGCAAGGAAATAGGCGGCGGCATGCACGGTGAAACCATCACCGAAGATGCGGCCGACCTCTATAATGAGCTTCTAACGCTTGTTAACAACATCGACGATATGGAGGAGGTCGAGGCGACGCTTCCCCGGCTGAGCCTGTTGTTCAAACGCAAGCTGCAGGAGCAATCCCGGAACCGAGAGGAAGGCCGGAACACCGCCTGA